ATGAAAGAAAGCTTTATTGTCAGAAAGAAGTATCAGGAACAAATCAATCTCCTGAATACTGAGCAGAAAGCACAACTGCTGGATGCTATCTTTAGTTATCAATCTACTCTAACACTACCTGAGAATATTGATCCTTTAGTTTCTATGCTTCTATCTATCATGATAGCAGAACGAATAAAAGATGATCAAAAATATTCTGAGACACTACAAAAAAGGATTGAATGAGGTAAAAAGTGATGAAGACCAAATAAGGATTGGTGAAACTCACAAAAACCTTGAGGTTTAGAAAAAAACCTTAAGGGTGGAAAAGAAACCTCAAGCCCCCCTGTATATGATAGTGATAGTGTAAGTGATAGTGTTAATGTAGATGATAATGATTCTATAACTTCTTCTAACGAAGAAGTAAATAAAAATAAAATAAATAATAAAAATAAAACAAAAAAAAACTGATATTCTTCTGAATTTGAGGAATTCTGGAAAGCCTATCCCCTAAAAAAGGGTAAACAAAAAGCTTTCAAAGCTTGGACAGAAGCTCTTAAATGAGGGAATGATCCAAATCTAATCATTAAAAAAGCCTGAGAGTATACCTTGGAGATTAAGCATAAAAAAACTGAAAAAAGCTATATCAAGCGAGCTCAAGGGTGGCTTAATGATGGGAGATGGGATGATGATTATGATACCTGAGACTCAGGTAAAAAGCCAGATTTAAATGATTTATACTAGACTTATGCAAGACTTATCAAAACTTAAACCTACAATTTCTGAGGAAGAACAAGCAGAACTGAGAAAGTTTATAGAGGATATGATTGCGGTTGGGTATGAATGATTCCAAGAGATCAAGTGAGAACTCAAAGGCTATGGAAAGAAGATTATGAGATTCTTTACCTTACCAAAGACAGAACTTCATGAGCAGTTTATCCAAATGTTTTTTGAGCCTAGGAGAAAGATTATAGCAGAAAAGGAGAAAAACAGAATCCTTTGAGAGATGAAAAATAATAAATCAGCTTTCATTGATGAACATAAAATCTCAGAGTCTGACTGGAAAGATGTAAAATACAAAATAATCAGCCATAAGACGCTGAGACATCCTAGAACCTGAGAGACTGATGATATTCTCCATATTGCAATCCCTTATACCTACTGAACTAAAGTAGGAAACGGCTTTGCCTGAGGGATACTCGTGAGCAAATCTAAGACCCCAGAACTCTTTGAGGAGTTCGTGGAGAAAATACCAAGATTTACCTGAACTACCTATTTAACCTCTAATAAACTTTAGAATGACACCAGATGAGAGACAAGCCATAGAAAACAGCCCAAAATTTAGATTCTTTCTTCAAAAATTCTGAGTAAAAGGAATTGAGGAATACAGAAGCTTTACAGAATCAGAACAACAGATTTGTCTAGAAGAATATAAAAAAACTCAAAAATAATACTTACTATCTTAGTTTTTAATCTATTACCAAATATTACAATGACACGATTACCAAACAACTACGAATTACCGAAATCAGAAGGAGGAAAGTATACAAAGCTCCAAAACGGAACGACAAAAATCAGAATTCTTACTTCTCCAATAATTGGTTGGGAATATTTCTCAAACGACAACAAGCCAAATAGGAGTAGAATCCCTTATAGCTGAGTTCCTGCAGACTCTAAAGATGGGAAAAAAGCTAAGGAGTTTTGGGCTTTTGTGGTGTATAACTACGATGAGGAGAGAATTCAAGTGATGGAGATTACTCAAAAATCTCTTAAAGAGCAACTTCTTGCTCTTGCGAGAGATGAGGATTTCGGAGACCCTAAGGAATACGATCTTAAGATTACAAGATCAGGGGAAAAGCTTGATACTACATATAACATAATAGCACTAGGGAAAGCAGAATTTACTAATCAGAAAGCGATTGAAGAAGCGCAAGCTGTTAATCTCGAGGCGTTATTTGATGGGAATGATCCCTTTATGCCCTTGTAGAGAGGAGACTTCCTCCTCTCTCGCTGAGAGGAGAGAGGAACTCCATAGAAAACTCCGCAAGATGCAGAATCCTCCTCACTGGATTAGCCAGCAAGAGTGGGAGGAGGATTAGTTTTATTTGAATATTTCTATCAATGGAAACAACTAAAATTGACGCTCTCTTAGAGAGACACGAAATTCTGAAACTCAAATGACTTCAACTCTGAGAGCAAGATCTTTTTAATTGGGTGATGCTCTGGGAAGAGATGGCTGATTGTATCACTGAACTCCGCAGTACCTACCAGGAACAGAAACAAGCTAACGATACCCAAAAAGGTAAGCGTATGATTGAACTCAAAGCTGAATTAGATGAGAATAATAAGAAAAAATACACTGAAAGTACCGCAGAAGCAGTGATCAGACAAGAATTCTATCAGCAAGACTTGGACTTGAGTGTGCTCAAGACAAAAATTGAGCTCCTGCAGAATAGAACTGCAGTGATTAACGAGTATATCAACATAGTTAAGATGCACCTAAAAAAGGATTTTAGCATGTAATCTAAGTGATGACACACTGAATGCTTATAGCCTTAGTATTCTTGATTATCTATTTGTATCTCATTCGGAAAATCCGAGATGAGAAGTAAAATTTTATTTATTATGTTTTTAGAAAATGGAATTAACAATAAAAATTACCTCTCCAGCGATGGGAGAATTTGATGTTCAAATCAAAGCTGAATGAAGTTCAGCAGATATTTCTCTAGCAGTCGTTCTGGGACTCCCTGACGCCATTGCTAGCGTCCTGGATCAGCTTAAGTGAACAACTAAGGACTCCAAGGAATTTACAGTTAATGCTCTCATCAGAGAGCTAAAGGTAAAAGTTCTTGGCATAAGTGACCCGAAATCTGATCTTGATGTTTTCTTGTGAGGACTCCAAGGAATTTTAGAGCAGATTACTAAGAGAAAGTAGGATTTTATTTTTTATAGATTTTACAATGAAACTATACTTTAGAAAACTAACACAAGACAAAAGCAAATTTACTTTGGAGTTTGTGTCTGATGCAGTTAATACAATCTCTCCAGAACACTTCATCACTCTGAAAAGACCTAAACTAGATAAGGGAAAGATAGAGAGTATTGTCCGCTCTAATTACGCTGAACAAATCAGTAAAGGACTTTTCACTGAGGAAGCAGGAAAGAAAATGGAGATAGAGATTAAGGAAGCGATAGAGAAAGAAAAGAGAAGGATTCTTAATCTCCCAGCTCCTACGATCTTTTCAGTCTATGTTATTGAAGTAAAAAATCTCTGAGAGACAACCGCTTTCAAGGTAGATATAACGAAAGAAACCGCCCTCTACTTTGTGCAGAATAAGGAAAAAATCGCAGAGATGGTCTTTAGTCTTGAGAATTATCCATTCTATCTTGAATGAAGCTCAAAATCTCGGAAAGTGTTAGAAATTAAAGACAAATTCTTAGCAGATAATCCTTATTCAAAAGAGATTGAAGACTGTTTTACTCCTGCGATTAGTGATATTAACAACGATTACAACCAAAGAATCGGCAAAGAACAGTATATAAAGCCTGAAATCAAACGAGATTTTGACGTTATTACCGAAGAAGTAGATTGAATCGTAAAAGGAGAGAAAGCGAATGTTAAAGATATTATCGCGAAGATGAATGCTAGTATTTCTGATGAATAAGTCCCTCTATCAGGGGGCAACTCACCTAGTAGTTATGAAGTTCTGCTGGGTAAGATGCCCTTGAGGGGCGGTATTATACTACTTTTTATTTATTATTTTGTATTGAGATGGAAACTTTTGAGACAAAAGAGATTCATGAGGATGATATTCCATACACTAGTGGTTGGGGATATGACTTATTTGAATGAGGGTATTTAAAACCCGAGAATATTCTAAAGAACCAAGAGGATATTGACGAAGTCAATAATGCAATAAAGGTTCTTGAAAAATACAAGGCTATATGGGATAAAAACAATTGGTATTTATAGCCAGACTTCTCCTCTGATGAGGAGATATGCGGAGGTGGCGGAATAGGTAGACGCTTTTGGGTAACGCATAACTACAAGGGGAGATAGAGCCTGAGGAATCAGCCCCTATGCGAGGTGCAAATCCTCGCCCTCTGCTCAATTTTGATTTCTACTTTTGTAGATAGGTTAACATATTTTGCCTAGCTAAGCTAGGCTCTATACAGAGGAAGGCAGAATGCCGTGAGAGCCTAAAGCTCTCCCTCTGGAGATTTAAAATCTAATTATAGGTGATGTTGAATAACTGATTATTTACTTCTAATACTGATTTATGGTCTACTCCTCAATCGTTTTTTGATAGACTTAATGAAGAGTTTTGATTTACGCTTGATCCTTGTGCCACTCCTGAGAACGCAAAATGCAAAAAATTCTTCACTAAAGAGCAAGATTGACTCGCTCAATCACGAGATAATGAGATAGTCTTTTGTAATCCTCCTTATTGAAGAGAGATTGGGAAGTGGGTAGAAAAATCTAGTAAAGCAAAATGATGAAAAGTGGTTATGCTTTTACCCGCAAGGACAGATACGAGGTGGTTTCACGATTTTATTTATCAAAAGTCCGAAATCAGATTTATAAAAGGTAGATTAAAGTTCGGAGATGGTAGAAATTCAGCACCATTTCCGAGTATGATTGTTGTTTTTTAAAATCAGTTTTATTCGTGATTATATTAAGTTATGCAACCAATAACAGTCCTCTCCCTCTTTGATGGGATGAGTTGTGGTAGATTAGCCCTTGAGAGAGCTGGAATACCTGTTGAGAATTATTGGGCTTGTGAGATTGATAAATATGCAGCCCAAGTAAGTCGTAATAATCGAGATGATGTGTTCCACCTATGAGATGTGAGAGATCTCAGCTGATGGGACTTCTCGGAGGATGTCTGTTGAGAGCCAATTGATCTCCTTATCGGAGGAAGCCCTTGTCAGTGATTCTCCTCAGCAGGTAAGGGATTAAACTTCGAAGATCCTCGCTCCAAACTATTCTTCGAGTTTGTGAGGATTCTTAACGAGGCGAAGCCGAGATACTTTCTGCTTGAGAATGTTAAGATGAAAAAGGAGCGACAGAATATCATCTCAGAGCATTTATTCGGAGTTCAGCCAGTAGAGATTGATTCGGCTCTCGTATCAGCTCAAAGGAGGAAAAGACTCTATCGAGTCTGAAAAAGGGACGAAGACTGAAGCTATTCTCAGGTTATAGTTAGTCAGCCAACAGATAAGGGGCTTCTTCTTAAAGATATCATTCAGGACAAAGTCGAGGAATGATATTATATCAATCAAGAAAAAGTCAAGGACACATATACTAAGCAGTCAAACTTTCTTAAGAAAATTTTGTTCAATATAAACCCTAGTGGTAAAGGTATGAATGGCAATGTTTATAATCCTGAGCATAAAAGCCCAACGCTTACTACGAACAAAGGAGAATGAATTAAGATAATTCAGCTTCCTAGAGGCAAGAATATCTGAGGGATTATGGAGAATAAAACACCTACTTTGTCAGCGAATTTGTGGCAACATAACAATCTACTACAGGAATGATATAGGGTAAGGAGGCTTACACCGATCGAATGCGAGAGGTTACAGACTTTGCCTGATGATTATACCGCAGGAGTCTCCAATTCTCAGCGTTATAAGATGCTAGGGAATGGATGGACTGTAGATGTGATTGCTCATATCTTCAGGGAGATGTTCAACCATTAGGAAGATTCTAATAGTTCGATAATTTTATTTTTTATGACTATGAATTTAAGGAAGGTAAAACATTTAAATTTACAGGTTATGATGAAAAGTATTGAATGTTTGATACAAACCTTAATGCTGATGGGAACACTTCCTTGCCAGAAGAAACTATCATCAGTAAAAAATTCTGATTTATCAAATGGTTAATTGAGAACAACAAAGTAAATATAGTAAAAGAGGTTATAAACGACATAGAATACTATGGTCATTGACAGATAGAGAATGTAGATTGTTATAGCCAGTATGATAGCCTCCTAATGCTCCTCTCAATCCAAGACGATCCAATCAGCTTTTTAGTTTCTGTGTTGAAGTAAAGATGAGACAAATAAAATTCAGATTCCGAAGTGTATGATGAATGCACGAGGTAGTAGAAATTGATTTCAAAAATCAGAAAGTCTGGTTATCAGATGGAGATTGTAGAGATATTGCGAGTGGTGTGCTTATGCAGTCAACAGGGGTATATGACAAAAATTGAGTTGAGATTTACGAGGGGGATGTTGTTGCTGGCGAAAGGCAACAATTTACACATCTTGAACCATGTGTCGTATTTTATGATCAGTTTAAACTTTGATTTTATGCAAAACTTGCTCGTTTATGGGAGCCTGGATTTTGTTGAAAGACTGGTAGTGGGAGAGAATATATGGTAGAGCGAAAACATAAAGTTGTTCTTGGCAATATCTACGAGAACCCTGATCTACTCAATGCTTAAGGGTAACGACATCGATGTCATTACCAACGTCACTTGCGAGTTCTTATCTAGTAAGTTCCGTATGTTTCCGACATTAATGTCGGAGACAAAAATCCGGAAATCCCGGATTATTAATGTATTCGTGGAGTTACGAACACATTAAGACCAGACTTTTAACCTTTCTTTTCTGAAATGATAAAAAATCGAAATGGACTCAAACCTTGAGACAAGATATGGTGTTTCGGAGAGAAGAAGCCATACAAAGTCATCTGGAGGAATAAGAGGTATCTCATAATGGCAAAGCCTTTCTTTGCAATCAAGAACTTTATTTATTCAATTATTGATCTCCAGCAAGGGCGAATGTGACCTGACAGCAGACTCTTTGGGTGGTATGATTATCTCAAGAGAGAAGATGCAGAAAGGGCAATCAAGGATTTGGAGTCCTGAGATCTTGAGATTTCAGAGAGAAGAGGCTGTCGTTTGGTAGTTCCTTATAGAATACAAAAACAAAGACGATAAATTCCGACTTTTAACCTTTATTTTTAATAGCATGACCAGAGAACAAAAACTAGAAGCCATCTATAAAGAGATGGCAAATAAAAAGCTAAAATTGTGATGTAAATGTAAAAGTCGCAATTGAGAGAATGTAATCTTCATCAGAAAAAATAGAGGCTGAAAATATCTATATATGAGAAGAAATAAAGAATTTATGATACCTTTGTGATATACTCCGAAAGTAATATGAAACCCTGTAATGATAGGAGATGTGCTTGATTATATGAGTAAAATAAAATTTGATATAAAAAAAACGAGCTCTAAACTTTGATTGTCATTTGATGATAGAGATACAGATGAATCAAAACTATTTTTAATTAAAGAACATTATTATTCAACACTACCTATCAGGTGGCTTAATCTAAGAAAGCCAATAGAGGATCAAACAGATGAGTGCATAGATTTTGTGCATTCGTTGATAAAAAAATCATAAATCAGAATTTTATTTCTTTTTTTAATAGATCATGCAAGAACTAGAGAATCTCCTTACCTCTCTGATACAGAGAGGGCGGAAGCCTTGGGGCCTAGGGTATTTTGCTGAAGTTATGGTATTCAAAACTTATATTGATTTTATTACAAAAAAATGAGCCAGTGTCCTACTAGTCTCCGTGAACTCGTAAGCCTAGAGAGCTGATTGTGGCAGTTTGCTTGTGAAAATGAATTTATAAAAAACACAGAAGCATTACCAGATACAATTTGCGGATGATACATTGATTGAGATACTTGGTACGATACCATAGCCAACCAGGACAATTACGAGTTCCGACTCCTAGAATCAGCTCTGCTTCCTGAGGAGGAGCTTGGGGAGTTTTTAGTTGAGAATATAGTCATAGAATGATAAAAGTCTGAACCATTCAAGAAGTAAAAAATCCTGACTCAGAAATGCTAAAACAACATATCGAAGACTGCAAAACTCTCTTATGAGAGTATAAAAAAGATGCAGAACTATTCTGATTGATGCAAGAAGATTATGAGATGATAGAGAGGCTTAATGAAGATATTGAGTATTGCAAAGAATTTCTAAAATTGAGCTAATAGAAGAATAATTCTGATTTTTATCTACTATTTATGCAGAGATGATAAAATTTTTCATACCCTTAATAATCTGAGCTTCAGTTGTAGGTTATGTATGGCTATGTCCATATTTATTTAATAAAATGGAAAGTATCCTTAATAGAAAGTTAAATGTTTACGAAGATTCAGCTACTTTTATTTCAGCATTCAGCCTGATAGTTATCTGAATTATGGTTATAGCATATGTGTTTATGCTATTAGATACTTTTACTAGAGTTGATTAGATAGTTTTACGTCTCGGAATACCATGAAAAAATCTAAAAATCTGATCCCTCACACCGAAATAGTCCACCACCCTGAAGGACTCATAGAATACAGACTAAGAACGGAGACCTTTAGACAGTTTCTCCAGGTCTTTGTCTGAGATATAGGAGAGAAGAAACATAGAAAATTCTTCAAGTCGGTCTGACTGAAGGAGATTGAGTATAATCTCTCAGGATTCTATACTTATCAAGTCAAAGGAACGAATATTATTTGGCTTAGGGACTGGAGTCTGAATACTCTTGTCCACGAGTTAACCCACTTTGTTGCTCATCAGTGTGTAGTGATTAACTGTGAGTTTACAGAGGAGATTCCTGCTTATATCATGGAAGAAGTCTTTAGTAAGCTGATGATTCTTTCTAAGGGAAGATTTAAGGTTGTGGAGGAGTTTTATTTAGAGTAAAATCATCTTTTCTCTCAAATCCTAGTCCAAAAGTAAATTTTGGAGCAAAAATTCAGTTTTCATTCTCTAAGTGGTATTTGCATAACATGCAATAACCACTTTTTTGATTATGAAAAAATCCTGCTAGAGGATCTAAAATCGTATAAAATCGTATAAAAAAAGGAAGTATATTTACTTCCTCTTGATTTTTTGGGTTTTTTGAGTATACTTCTTTTGTTGATAGAAATTATTACTATCATAGAGTAATCGCTTTTGCGATAGGCTCCCGATAGCAAAAAGAGACTCTAGGAAGTCTCTTTTTCTTTTATTTCAAAAATAATTCACCTATTTCAAATCAGTCTTTACTTTTTACAAATCCAATAATCAGCCCCTTCTCATAAGCTTCTTTCCAATACTTATACCTTTCCAACAACCTTTCTCCATAGTCAGAAACACAAACGATTCTGACTTGCTTCTTTTTCTGCATAAGTTCTTTTAAGAAATCATCTCCTAGAGCTTCTTCCCATCATTTTCAGGGGAAATAGTTATCAAGTAGAATAATGGCTCAATCTTGAATTTCATCTATGAACTCAAGCGGGGTTAATACATTCTTTTTTACTGGATAATCCCAATCAGGGAAAAGATGTCTGATTTCTTTATAAATCTTTTCCCCATATTGATCATCTAAAATCCAGCAGGTTTGCATATTATTTATTCTGAGTAAAGTTGTTCAAAGAGTTTTTTAGCTTTATCTCCATTGAATCAAAGCTTGTCTGAAGGAATCTCCTTTCAGAGTATTCTATATGCTTCCAAAAGATGTCTTCCATCTTCCAAAACCAGATTTCAATCTTTATCTACCCCGATCAAGATTCTTTCTTTGAGATCTTTTCAGCTTTTGGTAAGGAGCGTTTCGGCTTCTTTTATAGAAAGTCTTTCTCCCTCAAGTCTATTGGGCTTTACTCAATCATAGTCGTTTTCTAAAGAATTTCAAATTAGTTTAGAGATTTTTTTAGAATTTTTCTCAGCTTCTACATAAACCTTTGTCACCCTGTTTCCATTATCTACCTCGTAGAAATTACCTCTTTTCTCTTGAATTTCCCCAAATTGTTCTGCATATTTTTTGTTCTCAGTCCAAAATTGCCTTCATTCTCACTTCCCTCATTGATAAAGGGTAATATCTTTCACTTCACGAATTACTGGGACTTCTTTATATGCTCATTTATCTGAGAATTTACTTTTTACCCAAACAGACACGGTTTTTGATGTTCTATTTTGTGTATTAGTTATAAGATCATCTATATTCCCGTCCCACTCCTCAATCACTTTCTCAAGCATAGGGGAAAGAGATTTTGCCGATTTTTCAGACAGTTTAGTTGCACCATTAGTTGCAATTCGTTGAGTAATTTCTTTCTTTTCAATGCCTCCTAACTTTTTTAACATATTTGCAAGTGTAGTTTTTGCTTTTGTGCTCCCTAAAATCCCTCAAAGTATTGCTCACTTAGCAATATTTCATATTCTTTCTAGTCAACTATCACGAGGATCTATTCCACCGCCAATCCCTCCTAAGATTGCTCCATTCCTAATGCTAGAAAATGGAGAAGTAACTTGTCTGAGAATGCCTGCCTCTTCTTTTTTAGAAATACCCTCAGCAAGTCCTCTCGCAACTTGTGTCTCATTATTAAGCATTCTGATATTTCCCAGTCCTTCTTGCTCAGCTACATTCTCGATTGTTGTTTTGATTTCTTTTCTGATATTCCTTAGTCCCTCAGCCTTAAGACCAGCAACTTCACCCCCATTTTGCTTAAACATATTATAGGCATCGTCCATATACCTTTTAACCTGATTCATTTCAGAGAGAGTATATTCGTCTTTCATCAGTCCTAGGATCTCATCAGCTTTTTTTGTGAGTCATGGTGTAGTTGAATAATCTTTTGCTAACATTTGAAGTGCCTGATTAACTTCTTCTACTTTATGAGTTGAGTTAGAGAGTCAGAGAAGCTCATCTACCATAGCTTTAGATTTTTGAGCATGGCTATTGAGCTGAGCAATCAGATCACCCTTACTTCACTTAAACCCTCTTTCAAGCATCCACTTCCCTACTTCTTCAGGTGTAGCTTTACCTGGTAGCGTTGCTCCTTCTTCTATGAGCTGTTTTTGTACAGCTTCGAGCTTTGCTGGATTGAGATTCCCGTTGAGTTCAAGTTTACTTGCTCCTTTTCAGATCAGATTTTTAGCTTTACCTCCTAACCATCAGAGCATTTTTCAGACTACAGGAAATGCTCCTCAGATACCAGCTCCTAGTGATGCATCTGTGAGGTCCGTTCCTTCACCGTTAACAGCATTAAACAGCACGGTATCACTAGCTCACTCAAATCCTCCTTTCAAGATTTTTCAGAGAATAGGAAGTTTTTGAGTAAGTTGATCGATCTTTCCCCCTGTTTTATTCAGAAGCCCTACAACAAAATCAGCTCCTTTCTCGCTCTTACTAATCACATTTGCTACTTTAGGAAAAGCTTTTGCCAAACCTTCTCCAACTTTTGTAGAAGTGTTTGCGAGTTGAAGTCCTTTTGCTCCAGCTCTTACTATACCTCCAGGCGCAGCAACTTGAGCTAAGTCGGCAACAGTATTGCTTGCTTTATAGGTGAATGCATCTTTATCTTGCCCAACATCTGTCCCAAGTCAAATATTATTCTTCCCATCAAGACTATCTTTCCAACTCTGATTCAGTTCGTCTACTTTCTGTTCATCTGCTCAGAATTTTTTTGCAGTTCGAGCTACGGCATTACCTAGCCCTTTACCAGCAAGCTTCCCAATACCAGTCACACTATCATAGACTCATCAGACAATATCTTTCCCTGCTTGTCCAACTTGTGCCCAAAATCACGGTCATTCCTCTTTTTCTTCTGTGATTCCAGCCTGTTCTCAGGTAGTGTCATCATAAGTAATAAATCAGAGTCTTTTCCCAAGTTCTACATTGCTAATTTCTCCATTCATATATCTTTGGACAGACTTTGCTTGATTTGGGTTTTTGGCTAGAAATCTATTGAGAAGCTCTTTATCATCATCTAGTCATTGCGTGCTTCCTCAATTCTTTTCAGCGTAATCTCTCACCATATCAGCGAGATTAGCAGTCCTCAGTCAGATTTTTAGCTGATTACTTGGTTCAGTTTTCGTCTCTTGTGCAATTTTCTCTCTGAGCTGAGATTTATAAGTTTCTCTTCCTGCTTTTCGTTGTTGCTTTTTCTCATAAGCTACAGCTTCAGGAAGCATATCGTTAATCATTGCTTGTCTTTCTTCTGGAGTCTTTGCTTTGCTGTTTACATAATTGAGGATTTTATTGCTCATCTCGACTGAGACTCCTTGGAGTTGATTTGTCATTTTCTTACTACACTAGAAATAAAAATCAGATTTTTTACCTTCCATTCATCATATCAGTGAATGGTGTGCTACTTCCACTTCATTCATCATCTGAGAGATTTACATTCACGCCATTTGCCCCTCCAGCAGTACTTATTCCTTTGTTAAGCTTCCTTATCATATCATCAACTATATTCATAAAGTCTCCATACTTGAGCCTTAGATTGAGATTTGTTGATGCGTCAGTGATAAATTTCAGCTCGTTATCTGATAACGCTCCAAATGTTGCCCCTTGTTCCTTGAGATTGATTAAGTTTTGAAGTGCTGTAGAGGAGAGTACACGATCATACAGCGACTTATAGTATGCACCTTTTGTCCCTGGCATTCCTCATAGCCATACATTTTTGAAGTCCCAGGTATCCATATTTTTTAGCTCTTGCAATTGCCCTATCAGCTCCTGAGCAAATGGAGTAACTTCTTGATCCTTTGCGTGTTTATAAGCTAATGCTTGATTTTTGAATTTTCAAAAACTAATTCATTCAGATTCCAATTTTTTCCATTCTGCGCTTGTTAATGCTTCTTTTTTATTCCCAGAATTATATCTGTTATAAAATCATGCTAACGAGGTATCATAATGATCTCAAGCAGAGAAATCTACGCTTGGCACGATAAAAGTCAGGGCAGAGCCAGCAGTGTGTGATGATGTATAGAGTTTCTCGTCGCCATTTCTGTTACTTGACTTCATCATAAAACTTCCATCAGCATTAACTTTTGTTACCACTCCTATATGTCCATTGCTTGGAGAGTTTTTACTATTAAAAATTGCAAAAGTTCCCACTTGAGGAGTATCACTTTTAGCATAGTTTCCTCTTGGATTTATTTTTTCAGAGAGCCCACTTCAGAAGTGGAGGTTGCTTCCCATTGCTTTGGCAATATCATTCGCAAAGGCTCAGCATTGTCCAGTTGTTGCTCAGTCCTGAAAATCTGCAACAATGCTTCCAATGTCATTAAGGCTTGTCGCATTTTGAAACCAGTCTCCATAGCTACTTATTCTTTGCTGTCTGTTGAAATTCTCAGGGATTTGCCCAGTTCCGGTCATCTTGATTTTTACTTTTCAGTCTTCGTCTTGGGTAATTTCCCACTTGTTTTTACCTTCGTTAGGATCAATTCAGAGCTTTTTATTGAGCATTGCTTTATACTCAGCTTTCCCTTGGAGAGGTGATAAAAAGTTTTTTTTGAGAGCTTCTTCTACTGAAATTCCCTCAGCTTTCGCTTGCTTGAGCACGTCATTTACGACCATATTCAGCGGTCTTTGGATAATAGAGCTATATTCTTTATAGTAGTCTTTCAGTACATTTGTGAGACTATTCCTAAGCTGTTTAGGATCAGTTACAGAGAGGTCTGTCTGTTCATTCTCAAGATTCAAAAGATCTCTTTTATTCTTTAGCTCAAGGTCTTGCTTCCTCTGAGTATATTCTAGGTCTCTTTCTCTCTTTTGTTCTGGTGTCTCATAACTCAGAATATCAGTAATGAGTCCGTAGGCTTTTAACTTACTATCAAATACTCTCTGCTGTTCTTTTGCTTGGAGCCCCATTTTTTCTATATAGTTATTAACCATTGCGAGTTCATGATCTCTCAGGTTTTTTCTATTTTGTAGCTTATACTCTAGGGCTTGTGCCTTTGCTTGAAGTCCTCTTGTTCTCTTACTGATCTTAGACTCAATAAGTCCTCTGGATGCTCCAGTTCCACTGGCTGTATATTCTTCAGACTCAATACTTTTTAGCTGACTGTACAGTGTTTCGAGCTCTTTACTTGTTTCTACAACTTGAGTATCATACTCATTATATCTTGACTCCTTGAGTTTTTTCTCGTAAGCATCCAAGATGGGCATCTCTTGGATTTTTAGTTTACTATCTACCCCCATTCTTTTCATCACTTTCTCGATGATATCTTGAGGATTGACAAAGGTAGATTCTCTATATTCTCATCTATTAACAATATTGAGTTTGATTTTGTCCTCTTGAATTTGCATATACTCCCTATATCCTGCTTCATTGCTTTTTTTTAGCATATCTAATTGTTCAGCAGTTAGATTATAGCTATTCATTGCATTGCTGATATCTGCACCAGTTTTGAGATTTTTAACTGAGTCCTCAAGCTCCTTCTTCTTCCACACACTATCAAGAACAGCTCTTTGTCTATCAGACTTTCTATTGTGGTACTCAAATGCTTTATTGAAAGCATCCCTACTTTCAAAAAATTCAGGATTAGAAACCTTATAAGCATTGAGATTGTTGATCATCTCATTATCTCTAGCATCAGAATCTATCTCATAATCTGGTCTTCCTGTTTGCTGAGCTGTTCCCTCTTGAACTCTGACTCTCGCATTTGGATCCGTAAATCTGCTTTCGTCGAGTCTCTCATTGGGGTCAAATTGTTTGTCTGTAGCATATTGTACCTGATTACTTCAGTTCTGACCGTTCTGATAATTCTGATTTTGAGTATAATTTTGCTCAGGCTGATTCGTCTGAGGAGTAGGAGTAGACTGAGGAGATTGGTTGCCTCTACTTTGGAGCTCGTTGTTGTATTCAGTGGCAAATCTTCTAAAATTTTCATCATTGCCAAATTGTTGCATGGCTCTTTCTCTGTCAGCCATGCTCATGGACTCAAATTGCTGTTTTGTAGCTTCGTAATTGTAGCTCATAATTTAGAAAATAGGTATAAAAAATCAGATTTACTTTTTGAGGTATTCAATGCAATTGCCATAATCCACAGTAGCCTCTAGCGACGCTCTCGCTGTTGGATCTTCTGGGTGGTTATTCAGATAGGCTTGTCTTTCTGCTATTTTCTCCTTGATATAAGCTTTTTCTAACTCTAGATTTTCAATAATCTTTGAGCACCTTAAGACCATATCATACCACTTCAACGGATAGGCGTGGATTCTAATAGCATTATCTCATATACCAGACCCTGAGTTTTTACCAGAGCCATTTTGCTCTAATACATATACAAAGCCTCATACGATACGATCAACAATAGCGATGTGGCCGTACTTTCCTTGAGTTTTAATGATTATGTCGCCCTGCATCAGATCATTTGTCCCAACAATCTTCTCTCGGCCAGTGTTGAATAATTCGGCCTGAGGCATTTGCTTTGCGTTCCCGAGCTTTCATATCTTACCAAACCCTAATCGTTCGAGGTAGAGCTTGGCGAGATCTACACACTGGAAATTATAAACTCCGTCGTAGTCTATACGCTTATCGAGCCAAGTTTCTTTGAATTTAAGTCGAGGTCTATTCATCTTGTATTATCTAAGAATCTAAAAATATTTATTGATAAAATCTGTTGCCTTTTTTTTGTCCATATTGTACTGATGGTCCTGCTTCAAGCACACTTTACGCAACATAGAGTTCGCAAAGTTCATCGCTTGCTGTTCGTCTTCAGTACCATATTTTCGCTGAGCTGAGAGAATTTTTATGGCTTTACTTAGCATATTCCTATAATTGAGCTTAGCCATATTTTCCTTATCATCGGCATCTACCACAAGATTTACCCAAGACACCATCTGAGGAATGTCCTCAGCTCTGATATAGAAGTATCCACGATCACCGAATTCTTCTCATCGAGAATTTAGGATTTTGATGACTTTATTCTCATCGTCGTAGTCTACACAGGCTACTGCATGAGGTATGCTTCCAAGAGTATATTTGGCTACTGGATCGCTTGCCGAAATCTTGTCTCGGTTAATCTTGTTAACGTTCAAGAGAAGTAGAGCACCAGCCTTGAGCATCAATTTGAAGACTTCATATGTAGTCTGGTCTTGCTTAAGGCTTGCATACTCTCTGATATACCCCATCTCCTTCGCATAGATGAGCGCTTGAGTAGAAGTGAGTGGTCCTTGAATATCTTCAGGATATTTTGAGTTCGCCAAAGCAAAGAAATCTGATCCATTCAGATATTCTCGCTCAAGCCCCTCAGCTCTATACTTTGGATCTTTGAATCCATTGATAATAGAGCAGAGTGCATAAGCCGTGCAAGAGGCTTCGTCTCTTTGGTTAGGGATTTCTTTAATCCCCTGTCGTCTATAGTTCATTGATAAGGTTAATAAAGGCTAAAAGTTCAGGATTTTCTCTCTTTTTTTATCAAGGGATGCGGTCTTAGACCTTCCCCTCGACCCTACAAAAATGCTAAAAAGGGAAAGAAGTACTCGGCTTCCTTCCCCTCATTCTTGATTACTTTTCTGTCAACTTTGTGACAAGGTTATATACGAGCTGAGAAGCTCAATATACTCACATTACAAATGCTACCCCCATCTCTCGAGTTTGTGGATAATATTTTGTAGCTACGTAGTAAACAGCTCATCCAACGAGAGCTACAAGCATACTCACCATGGTCTTGCTGAGCTTAAATTTTCCTGCAAGCCAGGTAAGAGCAGAAGTCAATACTCCTGCTAGTGCAATTCCTAGTTCCATGTTTCTATATTCTTAAAGGTTAAAAACTTTATTTATTTCCTAGTGCCTTGATCCGTGCATTTTTGAGCCATTCTAGGTCTGTTTGGATCTTCCCTAGAGTAGTCTTAATTTGCACAATATCAGCTTCTTCCTTGAATTTCTCCAGCACGGAGATTCTATAGCTCAGTGTCCCATAGGTGACTCAGAGTCCGAAGATGAAGATTATTGTCTTCCAGATATTCGCTGGAGAATCGAAGAATTCTTTGATCATTTAGGTTTTGTAGTAGTAAATAAAAAACTATAATCAGAATTGTTGTTTGGTTTGGTTGTAGTAAGCTTGGACTTCTTTAGGAGTTCGGGCTTTACCTTCAATGATTACCTCAGATAGCCATCAATTAAAACGATATCTGTTGTGGTATTTAAAAAATCAAATTCCAGTTATTGGTCGTGATATTTCTGGGCAATTCCTCGTGTTGTATTTTACTCCATCCAAATAGAGCTCTATAACTCAGTTATCTTGGCTCAGTAAGAAATGATGCCATTCATAAGTTCCTATATTCTTCCCAAAAGGAGCATCATAGTTATCTCCTTTTTGGTTAGATTGTGATGTTCTGCCTTCTTGCACTTGGAAGCAATACTGTAAATCATTCTCTCCTGAGAATAGGATTGAATTATATTGGGCAAATCTAGCCCAAAAACTTATTGTCTTATATCAAACTATACTAGGAATTCTTCAAGTCTCATTTCAATTAAAATAAGCCGTCCCTCAAAAGTCGAGATTGATAGAAAATTCTCTATAGACTATATGATTCCCTTTTCCTGAATAGTCTTTTGTGTTTTCTTTGAATGGGTAATAAGCTATCGTATTGCTATTCACCTCCCACTTCTTCGCTCCAACAGGTCGTATCTTCTTCTCTCACAAATAAACTTCAGACACTTTCTTGTTTCCTAGATAAATCTCCTTAACTTCCTTGTCCCCTATATTCAGCATTAGTTCTCGGTTACGAAGTAAAGTGTGTTTGTATCTTTACTCGCCACTGCAGTATGCTGTGCCTTCGTCCCAGCTCGAGTCTTAATCTCAGTATTCCCATTCTGATTAACGACTCCCTCAGATTTGTCAATTATTCAGTCGTTATCTATATCATAAACTGATTTCAGCATATCTCATAATCATTTCCCATCTTTTCAGTTATATATCTGAAAAGGGATTGTTGTCCCTGTAGATAGGAGGATAGTATAGGTATCAACAGAACCAGGCGTCCCATCCCCTTCAGTCCTAGTGATGGATTTGATGGTTTCCCCGTCTTTCCCCTTTTCTCATTGTGGTCCCTGTAGTCAAGTTTTCCCTTGTGGTCATGGGATCCCTTTCATTACGAGAGCGGCTCCATCTGCTTTAGGATAGATGAAGCTTCAGTCAATATGAAGTCCCAATACTGTTAAGAGCACAGGGCGAAATCTCTGAGCCTCATTTCTTACATATAAAGGTTGCCCTACTAGTGCATTATTTTTCTCAGTAAAAGTAAGCTCTACACTATATTCTACCTCAGTGATTGGACTGACCAAGAAACTGTGATGATTTTCAATGATTCTTTTGATTCTAAAGTTTTTTAACTGCTCAAGCGTGACTTGTTTAGTAAATGAGATATCATGAGTCCAATAACTAGATACAGTCCCTTGCTCACCGAATACTTCAATCTCTCCTGGAATAGTATTCCCTGACCCAATATTAGATTGATATTCAAAGGTGGTATGAAAATGAGCTTTAACTTTTGCTGTAATTGGTTTAGTATCATCAATCTCTGGAAATGCAAGATTCTGGGCAAATAATTCTCCTACTCGCATTCAGGCTTTTTTAAACTTATCTCAGAATTTATAAGTTCAATTGAGCGTTCTCTTGATGACTTGTTTTTCCAATCCCTCAGATTCAAGATAGACTCCATTAGTGTTTTGGGTGTCTCTATATGCAGAGCAGTACACGTCCGAAAAGTTCTCCTCATCAGCAAAGACGGCATAGTAGTTCTGAGCATTGACAATTCCATCTTGCATTTGGACTCTGAATACTAGCGGAGTTCAAGCCTCTAGTTCAAGGGTTTTACTTGTTTGGAATACATATTTCCCAACATTCTCGATTTGTCTCCAGTTCAGTCTGGCGGTCGTAAGCACCTCTCCTTCTGGCTTAAAGTAGGTTTCTGTTTTTTTTCCTTTGTAGATTTCTACAGGAATATCCGTAGTTGGTAGTCCGTATTTTTTGAGCTTGAGAGCAAATTCTTTCAGTGGCTCACCACTTGCAACACTCTGAATATCTAGGTACTTTGTGGCTTCCTCTTTACCAAATATCAGCTCTTTATTTGCTTTCTCTAGTTTTGGAGAGCTATGGATATAAACTGTATTATTTGGTGCGAGGGTATTCCCAGCCAGCATTTTCGTCCCAAGGAAACTTGGGAACACATCAGTAATTTTAGGGAGCAAAAAACATCCATCATCATCAGTATTTCTCATCGCATCCATATCAGATTTTTTTGCGATTTTTACTACTCCTGCTTCTGTAGGAGAGGCTTTTTTTATCTCTTGAGGCGTGATAGTTTTGATAACCTCCCATTTCCCATTTTTGAGGATTTTTAATTCTCATCAGATTATTGCTAGATCGTATTCCTCATGAGTCTCAGCATTTGCTTCTTCATCTGAAGCGTATTTTTTGATTCCATTACCTGATGGGGGAGTTGCACCACCCTCAGACTTAAAAAGCTCTTTTTTAGCCAGTACTACTTCGCCTCCTTTGGTAACTACCAGGACTTTATCTTCAGCTGAAAGCTGATTCACTACTTCGAGGTCTTGTATTGCTTGAGTTTCCATTCAGATTTCTTTAGAAATAAAATTATTCTTCTGCTCTTGGCTTCCATTGAGTATCTCCATAGCTAGACTCTGATTTAATGCTCAGAGCTTTCTTTTTCTTGGTGAGGAGAATTTTTTTCTTATTTGCAAGAATCCACTTTTTTATTCCTCCTAGATTTTCTCTTCTTCTTTCTCGGCTTGTCATTTGATAAATTGAGGAACTAAATTTTGGAGGACTATACCGAAAAGTTTTCTTTTTATGCAAAAAAAAGGAAGTTAGTGCTTCTTCTCTTGTATTTTGGTTAGAGTTATTTTTTTGAATTAAAAAAAGACGACCTGTTTTAGATCGTCTTTAATTTATCTTAGTGCAATTTCTGAAGAAGGGTTATAAGTATCAGAAATAACATAATTGATATAGCCCATAAAAAATTTGAGATAGTCTTAATTTTATGTTTTTCAATTTCGTTGTTTTTCTCTAGTGAGCTATTTACTTTCCATAATCACCGTTGGATTGTTCAAAATCATAACCATACACTATTTTCAAACTCACTAAATTCTTTCTTTCATTCTACCCCAAACATTCATCAAGCGTAAAAGTCTTGAACTTTTGTTTTTTGATTGTCTTGAATCTCACTATAATCTCGCTTCTCGTCCATTACTTTAGCAAATAACTCAAATAAATCCCAATATTCCTAGTGTATTCATCTTTACTCACCTTGAAAGACTCCAAAATCAAACTTACTTTCTTTTGAGTTTCAGTATCTTTCTCTTTGATAACCTTTGCAAGGCTCTCTACGACCACAGCCTTTTCTCCAAGTGCAATGCGAGCCTGAGTTTCAGTAGCGTCCATTGTTTTTAGTGATTGAGATTGCTGTACTTTTGCATTTTCTTCTTTCTTTTTCTCTCATATATTCTGCCTATTTTTAATAAGCTCATAGAGTGCATCTACTTTAGGCGTTATTTTAGGCAGGCTTGAAACTCTTTGCCCATATTCTTGTCTAATATTCGCTACAGCATAGATACTATCTAGTAGTTTTTCGGCGTCTTTATCGTTTCCTAAAGTATAATAAAGATATGCAATATTGTAGTTTAATCTATGAGTTCTAACAAGTACAAAGCTTGCATTTCTCATTTCATCTAACGATCCAGTCAAATCTCCAGATTGCAGTAAATCTAAGGCTTTCGCATATCTATATTGACCAATCCTTGAAGTGGCTTCTCTTTGCAGACAATCGTTGCTATTGTTAAAATATTTGATATACTTTTCCAAGTCTTGATCTGTAGAGATTTCTTTCGTATTAAGATATTTTATTTCTTCTGCAAATTTCTTCAATTCGTCACTATTTAGGCTTTTTTCAAGTTGGCACCCTACCATTTCTCCGATAATTTCATTATAAGGGAATAAGGTTTTATCTTGTCAAATGGCATTATAAAATGTAAATTTTTCTCAAATTTTAGAAGACAAAGAGTTAACTTGCTCAAGTCTAAACTTAATTTTTTCAATCATTGCTATATCCTTAGTTTCGTTCAAGAGTTTATTTAGTCCCTCTTTTGCAATATCAATCTCAGTCTTTGCCGTTGTATACATTTTACTCTTGTACGCAACTTCTGCATTTTTGAGAGACTCAACAGCGACCTCAAAAGCAGTTTCATCTTTTGTTTTTATCGTATCTATATTTTCTTGTCATTCATTTACTCTAATAGGATCTACTTGTGCTTGATCTCTGTTTAGATAAGCACTACTGAAGCTTAATGATGTTAAAACAATACATAAAATAAAAGCAAGTTTTTTCATGGCATTCTCTTAAAGAAAATAAAAAGACTTATAATACTCTTATATAAGTCTTATATTTTTTTCTCCAACTTTTTCAAACCAAATTATGAAAGCTTTACAATATCTGTTATTATACTAATAAGTGATGCAGTAAATCCTCATGTCTTCTCTGTTGTTATATAAGTTACCACTTTTTGTCCTTTTCTTATGTTTGCTACTCACTGTCAAACATCGTAGACAAATCTTTTTGGATACATTCAAGTTGTGCTTTTGACAACAATAAAGTCATTTATATGCACTCCATTATCTCAATATTTATCTATAGGCATTACTGTAAATCTTACTGGATCTGAAGTAGCAAGAGTGCTTGCCATTATAGCAATTCTTAATGAGAAAAGATAGGTTCATCCTTTTGTGAACTCAATTGCTGCATTTTTATATATATTTCAGTTGTTATCAATAAAGTCCCCAATTTTAGCAAATCCTGGTCATACCTGTTTCTTTAAGGTATGCCCCGTATTGAATACATGACTAGAATTGTCTTGTAACTCCATATTTCTTACTGCGAATTCTTCTTGCATGGTATTCAAATAAAACCCCTGCATACTTCTGCTAAAATCTAGAGGATTCATCTGCTGACCAGGAATGATCTTAAACCCATTAGCGTCCCTCGGCCAGTTTGCATCACTAAATCTTGCCTCATCTGCATTATATAAATTGGTAGTGCCTTGAAGCGGTATTCCACTCATAGGCAGATGCTCGTTTCCGTTGTTTAGGAGTTTCCTTCTTATCATTCTTGTCTTTGGTCAGTAAGTAAATGTACTCCAAAGAGTTGTGGAGTATGGTGCTTTGTTCCGTAACCCTCTATCATAATTTGGAGGCTATGCGTCTCAGGAAGGTCAAGTTTGTTTGCCAATCCTGTAAATCTTTCCGTCCCCTCAGTATATTTCTCCGCCGTGATTTCTGCAAGCTTACGAAAGTGATGGAATCTTGAATACTCCAAGCTTTCAGGTCAGTTTCCGTAGGCTCTTAGTAGCTTTTGCTCATTGGAAACTTGTACTGGTAAATCTCCTCTAAGGACAAAGGTCAGCTTTTTACCGTTTTTTTCTGTAAATTCTAGATAATAATTCCCCTGACATCCTGCTAAGGTATATTCGCTTCATTCTTCTATATTGACTTCCTCTTTCACCTCAAAAGTCCAAAAGTGGTAATGATTTGCCATACCTCGAACTTCTAGCCTGCACTCTTTACTTGGCAAAATGTAGGAAAGATACAAATCAGATTCCTCTTTCTCGATTTCATGTGTTCCTACATAGATAGGATAGACGACTTTGTAGTAAGCTTCGTAAGTCTTTATAGCCCTATCAGAGAGTAAAGTTTTTCTCCATTTTTTCTTGTCTTGCTCATAAATTACCTGCAGTCCCTCTTTTGTTGCTTCAATGCCAAGTAGTTTTACTTCTTCGGAGAGTCTCAAGATAAAAGCACCTGCTTTCCCTCAGTTCGTTTTCCCTCGGAGGAAAATACTATTCTCTGAGGTCCCCAAGATGATATTTTCTCTCCATTCACAAATTAGCCCATTAAACCTAAATTGCTCTCTAGTAGAGATCAGATTTTTCTCTCCTTTTTGTTCAGTTCCACCTATCATCTCCACCAATTCCACTCCATTGAATCCATAGAGTCCAGCGATTCATCTCCTTTCAGCTACTAAGTAGATGAGCTGATTGATAGCAATTGCTTTTTTGATAATCGTTCACGGAAACCTTACGCTTTTCTCAGGATCACCCCCTTCAGCGAGCGAAAAATAAAAGATAAATCAGACTCCATCTTGGTTAGCAAAGAGATATACCATCTCCCCTACGACCAAAAAATCAACAACTTCAAAGGCCGCATTTAAGTCAAAAGCCGTATTCTCAAGCAGTTTGTAGTTTTGGAAAGCGATACCGTTTTTGTAGTTCCATTCTGGTACGAGTTCCCAATACGAGCAATAATTTCTATGGGTCATAAAGAGTCTCTCCCCCTCTTTTTTGATAAGCCTCTTATCGTATTTGGTGAGATAAGCAAAGCTACTCTTAATTCTCTCCTCAATATGAAAATACAAGTATCCATCAAACTTTCCCTGTTCTTCTTCTGGAATATTGATTACCTCAAACTCAATTTGGAAACATCCATTTTTATACTGAGTTCAGTCCTGATAAGCGAGGAGCTCATAGACTACTGCTTTTTCTGTCCCCCCATCGATATTCTCAGTTACAGCAATCTCTTCACTATCCACAAGACTGAATCACAATCTATCACTTTCTGGTTTATACAGATAGCGAGGACGGTATTGATGGATTGATTTGATTTTTACATCTCCAACTGTATTTTTCCTCTTTCTTATCTCGATTTTTGCCTTACTCAGACCGTTCATATCAATACTAAAAACTCCTTTGAAAGTTTTACTCTTTCCCTCAGGCTTCGTAAGTTCTCCTCGTTGCGTCTTAGTGCAGTTTACTGTTTTGATGATATCTATCTTTGCAATATTCCCTTCTGGGAAATATGAATACATGAGTCTATCAGTTATCACGACAATCAGCTTTCGCTCTTCTCCTTCATACTTCACAAAGAGTTTTTTCGGCTCTCCAAAGGTTGCCATCTCATAGGCTCATGGATCGCCAGAATCAGAAATTTTACTTGCCACATCTGCAAAGTTGCTATTATCCGTGATATATTTTTTCTCCTTGGCATCGTAAACTCTTCCATTAGTATGCAGCTCAAATCTTCCTCTCTCATCAGTATCTACTACCTTAGGATTCACAAAAATAGGCTCACTTCGAGCTGTAGCCTGCACAGATTGGCTTGAGTTGAAAATATCTAAGTTCTCAGACTCTACACATCCAGGGTGTGAGCTATACTGGTCAGTCTGCATTCCAGCAGGTAATCATTGAGAGAATATACTGATTTTATTGCTCATTTTTAGTATTCCAAATTAGTATAAAAAACTGATTGTACCCTTTGTGTTAGCCTAGCCAACACTTGATTTAATCTCTGTTCAAATTTGGCTTCTGCACGATCTGCTTTATCAAAATCATTTTTCCCCTCTCGAATTTTTGCACAAAGCCCCATAATCAATACTTCATCTAGTACCCTTAAATTAGAATGTCAGGGAAAGATTGCACTTTCAGTATCGTAAAGAGTTAAATCGTTTACGGTTTGGATTCCTACGACTTTGAGGGCTTGTGCGTTGTCCTCCTGCGGAGTCCAGTTTAAGATGATATGATCATCAAGGATTTGCCATCCTTTCTTTCCGTTTTTCGCCTCACTATCAGAGAGGAGTGGTAGAGCTTCTCCATTCAGCAAGACTTCTTTTATGGTATACATTCCAGATTGTGTCCCTGTTATCTCTTCTATTCTATATTCAGATTTATTCTCTTTTATGTCCGTTTTTCGCCAAGTCCAAAAATAATTCTCATCTCTTGCTACAAGTTCCCTTCGGATCCTTTGATACAAAAAATTCAGATCAACAATCAGTTGCTCATCAGTATATTTCTCTTTTGAAGTGTTAGTTTGTTCTCTTGCTACCTTAAAAATCTTTTTAATATCCATTTCTCAATGCTAAAAAATAAAATAAAAATCTGACTTTTTAGCAAAGAGAGCCATCATTACGACGGCTCATCTTAGCAAGACTAGGTATATTTCAACTGAACGATTTGTTCGATATTCTGATCAAATACCTTTCCTCCGTGTGCAATTTCTCCCAATACATTAAAATAATTTGCATCTGTAGCTTTATTTACATCTGCAGACATCATTTGTCTTACATAGTTATAAGCCTTTTCGCGGAATGCATAAAGTTTATTTCCAGTAATGAGATTTGACTCATATACCTTAAAACCTGCGAATTTACCAAGCCAACCATCAATTGCAGCCTGAGAAGCATCATCAGTTCCATTAAGAATTTTAGCCATCGCAATCAATCCTGATACATCAGGAGATACGATAAGAATTCTATTGTCCATAGGAACTTCCTTTTTAGAGAGAGCAGTTCTGAGTTTCATAATATGTTTTGATATGTTATCCTCTGTCAAAGCTTCTCCTGCATCAATTACCTGTCCTGTATTCGCTGCAAGCATTGCATCAATAGTAGCCAAAATTCCTTTTTCTACCGCCTCATTCATAGCAGTAAGCAAATCCTGCATTCTATTCCCCTTAATAAGGTAGGCTGTTTGAATTTCTTCCAATTTAGAGAATTTTTCTCTATATCTATGAAGCTTATCAACTTTCAATTCAGATTTCCCAACATTCCTCTCACTTGCAGGGATGTCAGTAAGTGTTGTTTTTCTAATATCTCCACCATTTTCACTAGACGAATCCGTCATCGTAATTTTAGGAGAAATTGGAACTATTACGCTTTCTCATGCATTTTTAAGTTCCCCTTCATATTCGAAGTTAGCAAACATTGAGAACGGCAATCTTGGGTTGTCGCTCATTTTTCTTCTAAGCTCCTTATCAAATAAGGTGCTAATAACATCTACTTGTGCCATGTATTTATTGTATAAAGAATAAAAAAACTTTAGTTAATAACTTTAATTTCGCCCCTATCAGCCTTTGCTAGCATTTCTGAAAGCTCAGGCTCTGGTAGGCATTTAATCTGGTTCACGGTATAAACAGGAACTTCTTTCTCTGTTTTAACTGTCACCTTAGTAGCGGTTGAATCAGGTGTAGGAGCCTGATTATCTTTCCCTTCTTTCAGCTTTTGGAACTCTGCAATTTTGTCATCAAGCCATTGCATATCCTCTGGCTTTTCGTCAGGTTTTTTATTAGTTGGGAACTCTTTCCCCTCTGGATGGAGCTCTTTATAGAGCTTGATTTTCTCTTCTGTGGTCATTTTAATACATAATAAATAAAGTTCTAAAGCACTTTCTTGACTTCTCCTTTCTCAATCTTGCCAGCGATAATGTTATATTGCTCATCTGGAAGATTGGCGAGCTCCTCAAGGGTATATTCCCTTTTTTCAGGATTGAATACATTAGGATTAGCTCTACCTGGATTAGGATTATCGTTTTTAGGTGCTGAATATCCTGAGATACTCATTGCCTCGTCCCAACTCAATGTAGGATGCTTTTCCTTGACTTTTTTAATTTCCTCAGGGATTTCATCAAAGCCGTGCTTTGTGCTGAATCTGATCTCACTCGTGATAGAGGCTCTCAGACTATCAGCTTCTTCAGCAACTGCTTTCGCTTTCTCTTTATCTTGATCTGCAAAAGCTTTTTTCGCTTGCTGTTTTTTGTAATCATACTTCTCTTTTGAGACATAGTTTTGCTCTACATCTTCTTTCGAGAGGTATTTTTCTTCAAGCTCTTCTTTTGAGATAAAATCTGACTCATTGAAGTCTTTTTCTGTTCCATCGTCAAATACGATCTTAGGCATCGTTGTAATAATAGGATATAAAAAGCTGTTCTTAAGCGGTTTCAGCCTCCGCCAGTGAGGAATTATTCCTCTATCTCAGTTTGATTACTGATTCTAGTTTTTAGGAGTTCTGGGATTGACAAGAGCTCATCCAATAAGATAATCTCAGCCAAAGCAAAGTCCTTATCATTTCGTTTGGTCTTACTTAACTCAGGATCTAACCTTGAGATAATGCCAGACTTCAAGGTTTCTTTTTTCTCTTCAGCATATGCTTTGACAAGTTCTCGAAACCTTGTTTGCATTCCTTGATCTATGAGTTCTTTATCTTGGCTATTCAATTGCATGTTCTTGTCCGTTAGGTCCTAAAGATATAGGTTGATTATTTTTTGTCCTCTCTTGAGAGATATAATTGCTCACGAGTTGGTTTGTGCTTGCATCCATTTGCACTGGTTGCTCCATCTGTTGAGCTTGCTGTTGCCCACTGAGGAGCAAAGCCCTCTTTCTTGCTGCAATTGCTTTCCATTTTGCCTCAGTATCTAGAGCTTGCTGATAAACCTGAATATAAATGCTGTGATTCTCGTTCATATTGGTTATCTCTCAAGGATCTTCATTCACGTTCAGTAGCTCAATATCGAGCATAGCTTGCTGATATTCTGGAGGGTAGTCATATACCATATTCACCAGTTCCTTATCAAGCCCAACAATTCTTGCAAACTTCCTTGTCAGCTGGATTTTCCCAAATTCGCTTGCTTGTTGCATAAGCGGTTGATAACTTGCCATCATTGCTGCTTTGTTTGCCTCATCTTTCTCAGCTTTCTCTAGGACTGAAACTAAGCGAAGATGAAGGTCTTTTTGAGTCATCAGGTCTTTACCTTTGACTGTGTAGGTCACGACTCAGATTCCACTATTCAGTACAATATTCTTTTGCGAGTCCATCTTGAAGTTTTTTTGGTAAGCTCTATACCAAAGCACATCCCAATACCTCTTTTCTCACCAAAGGAAGACCTTAAACATTGTAGAGAGCCTCACATTCTGATTAGCTTGGAGGATTTGTGATTGTGTAGCAGTGATAGTCTGAGAATAGATACCAATACTTTGCTCGTCAAATCAGATTTCTCTTTTACTTTTTGCATCTAGGAGGTTATGGATATTGTAGCCCTCTGACGAGGTGCTTGTTTGCGTCTGAATATTCTCAATAATCTTGTTATTCAGAGGAATTTTCGCAGGCAAGTATTTCCTCTTTCATATTTGCTTGCTTGCAAGCTCTTTCCCATCGATATAGCTTGGGTCAAAGACTGTTAATCCTGAGAAGGTATCCTCATCAGCTTTCTCTATTAGGAGATTCAGATATTTTTCCTCTGAAAGCTGATTGTCTTGCATGATGTCTCCAACACACTTTCCATAGGGATCAGTTTCGTCTGGAATAATCCAGTTATGGACTACAGGACAAGGGACGAGTTTCTCATCTTTTTTCTCTTCTGATCTTACAGGCTCACATTTTTCACATCTAAGGAGCAAAGTCCTATCATTTCCCCACTCAGTCAGATACCAGCAACCATTAAACTTGGTAAAGTGTCTGTAGACTGAGTATTTTCTTAGAGGACTTCGTGTAATTGCGAAGTCAATTCCTATACCAGTGCCGTTTGCCCAGCTTATGAGCTGGTTATTGTAGTCATCACCAAGTTTCTCCTTGAGTGTTTTGAGCTCTTCATCAGTGAGCAAGTAGCTTGAATTCTGATAGAGACTATTGATTTCATCTTCTCCTAGGAGAAGTTCAAACCCATGGAAGTTAAAACCTCCAGTGATGGTAAAGCTTGGATCTGGAATCCAGCAAAGAGGAGAGTAGAGCCTCTTTCAAGGGGTCTCTGCGGTCTTATTCCAGTTCTCCTCCACTGCGAGATAGATTCAGTAGTCTACTGCATTTGATATTTTGTTATGCATTACGATATCTTCCTCGAGCTCTTCGTAGTCAAACTTAAGGAGATTGTTCCATGTATCGGCATATTCACTATCTCATTCTTTTCTTCACTCAAACTGAATGATTGGTCTATTCTTGTAGAGTGCTGAGACAAGTAAGCTCCTATAAGTCCAGAGCATTTTTGATTTTACATGCTTACCCTTAACCATTGCATCTCCTTGAACATTGTAGGAGATGAGATATTCTAGGAGCTTTGGTCTTTTCCTTTCTGCGACTCTTTTCCCTGCGTCATACTCATTTTGGACTTTCTCTAGGATATTTTCGTAGGAGTAGCCTTGGATTTTCTCTACCATTTTTTGTGTAACTTCGTTCATTCCTCCTAGTCATAAGAAGTAAAAATAGCTTTATAAGTCTGAATCGGTCCGTCTACCTGCTCAATCGTAAATACCATTCTCATCATGATAGCATCAGCAGAGTCAGGGCTTCTTCAGATTCTTCTTTTGAGCTCTTCTTTGCTTTCAAGCAATACTTTTCAATCATTCTCAGGGTTTTTTAGCATTGTATTCTCAAGCTCTTCACAAAGGAAATCTTTAATCTGACCATCAGCATTTATTCTAATTTCTCTTTTTTCTGCCTTTTCTCTGAGCTTGAAGTAGCACTGAGTTTTTAAGTTTCCAAATTTTTCTTTTTGCTCTGTCTTGATTGGACTGGCTGCGTTGTGGAAGTTGTAGCAACCTCTCAACTGATCAGCGACTCCAGCTCCTAATCCATCAGTATCTACCACAATATTTTGTCTCATTACATGATATTCTCTCTCGAGTTCTTTAACCGTCTCTGCGGTCTGGTCGGTTGTTTTTCCTTTGACTTTGATGATTCTAATACACTCAAGCCCTTTCCATATCGCAATTACTGTGCTATCAGTCCCTAGTCTTGCTACATCCACACTGATAAAGGTAGTCTCACTTGGTGTTATATAAGAAGTAAACAGATCGAGAATCTCATCATACCTAAAGAGCTTCCCTGTGGTATCATCATAATCAAAGTTCCCATGCAAAAGTCTTTGTTTTGTGATTTCGTCTGCTTTTTGGAGCTGGTCGATATAGTTTTGATCAATATGAGGATTATCCGTTGCTAGTGCTGGTATAAACTTTCTCCATTCTGGAAGTGTTCAACTCTTCCACGGTTTATAAAAGTTCGCATACACATGTCATTTATCAGGATTAAAAGTCTGAAGCATTTTTGGTTTTAATCCATATTCTGAGTTTCTTTGTCTTCCAATTCTCGTGCTAAGAATAGTCAAACATTGAGCATCAATTTCGTTACTTTCATCTACAAATCCTCCTGTGAGTTCCAATGATCAGAGCCTCGTATAAAGTGGATCGCTTGGCTTATAAGCAAGGTCAAGCAAGAGAATCTCGCTACCATTTGGGAATCTGATAATGTTATGTTTCCCATCGAGTTTCCCTTGGTCTACTTCTGGCACTTGATAGATTTGACAAAACTTTAAGTAAGAGGCGTAAGTGGTTTTCATCAGATTTGTCAGTTCCTTTCTCCCAAAGAATCGCCTTGTTCCTGGATACTTTTTTGCCATCATCCATACTCGGAACACTCCTATAAAGGATTTTCCTCATCAAGCAGCTCCTCCATATCCAATTTCTGTTGTTGTATTGTCCATGAGATACTTGAGTGCTTGGATCTGTTTTCTGCTGGCCTTAAATTCTAAGTTATTCATCTAGTTTTATGCTTATTCAAGTAATTACTTCTCAACTGAGTTCTACCTTGTCCGTAAAGAGTTTCAAATATTTCCCAAGTTTCTCTAGCGCTGAGTTTGCTCAAGCTGAATCAAACTTCCATACTTGCGCCAATTGTTCATTACCATTCTCATCTTTAATGATTTCTATAGCCTGAATCCCTCACTTCATCATCACTGGGACTTTTTGCATACACCTATTTGCTACTTCAACAAGGCTCTGAATCACTCGTTCTGCTGTTACATCTGCTTTTTTTAGTTTTTCATCAGCTTTGTCTCTGAGATAAGCACTAACCTTAGCATTCCTTAGTAATTTAGCTCCATTTACTTCTGCTGTATTTTGCTTTGCTCAATAGACTTCTTTATAAGCTCTTGTAGCATTGAAGTCCTTGAGATACTCCAGGCAGAAGAGTTCTTGCTTTTTTGTGAGCATCTTTTTTCAGCTAAAATAAAAAAACTGACTTCCTTATAGTCAGCTTTTCTTTTTTTATGCAGTTTTTTTAGAAATTATAGTTCTCAACTGGCAAATATTCTTGCCTTGTTTTGCATTTTGCTTAATATTCTATCTAATAATCTGCTCGTGCTCCCTTGGTCTATCATTAGAAGCATTCAAATCTTCTCTTCAGTCATTGGTTCTCAGTTAAATTCATACTCAAAATAAACATCTATTAAGAATCAGCTTATTTGCTCTCTTATATTTTCTTGCTTATATATTTTTTGACTGATAGTTCTTTTTTTTATTTTGTAGGAAACAATAAAAGATTCTCAATAATCTTTGAGCCCTATCTTTCCATTTTTGAATAGTCGTTTTTGTTTTTCTATCATAATTTATTAAGGACTAAACTAAGAATCTTAAGCCTTCTTTTTAATTCTTTATTGGCTTTTTCTTGTTTGCATTCTTTACAGATCATCTCTTTAAATAGGTTTTTTATTTTCCGCTCTCAAAGCCTCTCTCTGAGCTCATCCGAGATCAAACAGAGTGTGTGTCAATTTTTGCAACATATCTTCATTTTATGTACAAAAAAGATAAATCTTAATTTTCCTTATTTGTGATTTAATATCATTAAACAATATCAAGGCATTTCTGAGACTTTCATAAAAGCACACTGATACTTAAGATATGCAGAAAATCACACTGCAAGCAGAATTGCAATAACAATCAATCGTTGAGTAAATGTTAATTCTTTCATCTTTCTCTCTATTTGTAAAAACTAAAACTCTACACTCTCTCATAGCTAGCTCCTAGACTTGGTTTCCAGCTTAATAAACAAGCTCGCTAGCCTAAGCCATAGCCTCTTTGGTATCCACTTAGGGGCTGGTTTTATTTTTAACTCCAGTTCTATCATGAATTCTCTGACAACCTCGTTAATGAGTCTCTCATGTATTCATTCTCAATACATTTTCTACTTGGTAAAAAAATAAATCTGATTAACTATTCTTGTAGCCCTCTAATTCTCGTATCTTATCCACAGCCTTTTCGTAGGCGAATTTGTTTCCGATTTCTTGATCGTAGCTCTCCTTCTTCATGCAGGCACTTGTCCCTACGATCTCAAATCAATTCTTCAGTGTGATTAAACATACAGCAGTCTTCTCTCAGAGCTTACTGTATTCTACTTTTTGAATTTGATCTACAATGTTCTTTTCTGTTAGCATGGTGTATATGTAATAATAAAATAAATCTGATTCTTAGTCTCTCATAGCCTCATAAACTGCAACTGTTATTAACCCTACTCCTACTACAAACTGGAATATAAATGTCTCCTCTGTAGTGCTTTTTGATGCTCTATCTAGTAGGACTAATCAAAGACATATGATTGCAAATATTACTATTCGACTCTTTCTCCCTCTCTCCAATTCTTGTACAATTTGAGCTAGTTTATCTACTCTCCAGATTAGACCATCTATCTGTATATTTAAGAGATTGATCCTCCTTTTTAGGTTATCTATTCTCTGTTCTGTTTCTGTATTACTGAGTTCCCTCTGATTGATATCATCATGGAACTCTACATTCTTATCCGTATGTTTTCCCCACGGCTCTAATTTTGCTTTGGGTTGAAGCTTCTTTATATGCTTCCGTCTTTGATATTTTGCCATATTCTTTGATATAAAAAGATAAAAATTCTGATTTTATTGTTTTTTTTGATATTTTGTGTATAGTTCCATTGTTTACTTCTTAATATTGCCCTCATGAAGCGAGCTTATATTTTTTCAATTACTTCTTTTATTGCTAGTTTGACAACGATATTCTCAACATTATGACTAATATCGCAGCAACAACAGAAGATAGACAAGCTAGAAAGCTCAATAATTCAATTAACGAATACTTCATCTGAATATATATGATGAGATAAAATAATACATGGTTTACAAATTGGCGATTTAAAGGAGATCATCCACGAGCTTCAGCAGACAAAATCTGGTGAAGAATATGTATCTTCTGAAAAGTTTAGACATTTTATAACGAGTTATGAGATGCTCATAGATCTTGTGGCTGAGATCACAAAAGTACAAAAATTTTTCTATGAGACACTTATACAACCTAGAATATCTAAATCTTAAGCTTGGTTTTTTATAATCCTTTTGTTCTCTTGAGTTCATCTACTAAGGCTTGATAGTGGTCTATCATCTCTTGTAATGATCATGTAGCGATTTTTATAATTTGCTTATCATTGATCATCTCGTCTACAAGGATTTCTCAGTACTTACGTTGCATTCGACGTGTATAAACAATGTAATTACCATGTAGAATTACATTACACCTCATACACCCCGCATGACAATTTTTTTCGTCTCGTCTGTACTTGTAGACGGAACGAGTTATAAAATGCATGTTCTGAGCCTTTATCCAGTGAACTCTTGTTCAGCAGAGCGGACATGTTATGTATCAGTCTTTATCTGCGACTGATAATCTTGTATATACAGAAAAAACCTGATCCAGTTTTTTGATCAGTTGTGATCTCGTAGGTCAGGCTTTCTTCTTATTTTTCCCCATAATGAAAAAAGTTCGCAATAATAAAATTACGAACAGAGCTCTATATTTTTTTGTGTACGACCTAATTTTAGGTATTTCTCAACTTATTTCAAGGTAAAAAAGAGAAAAAATCTGATTTTTTTGCTTTTTTGTGCCTTTTCTTATATAATTATTTTCGTACACAAAAAATGAACTCAAAAGAGCTCTATTTACTTTTATTCTTTTTGATATATTAAAATGAAAGTAACTACTGAGCTTTTTTTAGAATATCTAAATTTTTACAAAAATAGAAATAAGTCTGATCGCACAATCTCTATTCTTAAGCAAAATTTTTCTAAATTTATCAAATATACTCACTATTATCACTGAGAATTGGAGGTTAAAGATATCACCCAAAAATTGATAGAGGAGTATAGAACTGAACTTGCAGAAACTCTAGCACCCAAACAATCTATCTATTATGGGAAAAATAGATTTCTCTCTCCTAAAACTGTTCAGATGAGAATACAAGCAGTAAAAAACTTTCTGCATTTTACTAACTATATTTATAATGAGTGATTAGATTATAGGACAATAGATATACCAAAGATCAAAAACTTTCATATCAATTTTTTAGAGGAGGATGAGATACAAAGACTTTTAGAGATCATAAATCAGGTAGAAATCTCTCCGATAGGTAGAGCGAGATCAAAGTTACTTGTTGTGCTTTGATATACTACAGGGCTCAGACTTTCCGAACTTCTTAATTTACAGGTCTCAGATGTTTTATGAGGGAAGAAGATTATTAAGGGGAAATGAGGTAAAGAGAGACTTATTTTCTTTACCCCAAAAACACAAACAATTCTCAAGGAGTACCTTCATGCATTACAAGAGCCTTCACCTCAAACTTGAAGAGTTATTGAGAGAAAGGTAGTAGAGGAGTGGGTGTTTATTTCGCATAATGCCTATAATTTTTGAGGGCAATTGAGTAAAGAATCAGTATGTGGACTTTTCAAAAAATATAATGAAAAACTCAATCTACCTTGAAAAAGAATTACTTGCCATTCTCTCAGACACTCGTTCGCAACTAGGCTATTAGATAAGAATATAAATCTTAGGGAAATTCAGGAGCTTATGGGACATGAAGATTTGAAGACTACAGAAAGATATACACATATAAGGGGCAACCAATTAGAGTCGGCACATAATCAGGCTTTTTGAGACTTTTAG